ATAACATCAATGTTCTGCTCGATCTGCTTTCTAAGAACAGCTCACTCAACGCATTCCTGCTTCACATGGTCGCCAGTGAAGCCTTTCTAGATACTGCGCAGATTCGAGATTCAGTAGTCTCGAAGGCTAAAGAACTGAACTACATTCCAAGATCTTGGCGTTCTGCTGAAGCTCTTCTGAACATCGTCGTGAATGTCGCGAATGCTGCTCCGACTGTTGTGACTATTCCAGCCGGAACATCTTTCTCTGCCCGAGTAGACGACGACGTCTTCACGTTCACGACCGATAAATCATTATCGTCGATTCCTTCTCAATACATCGCTGCGACTAACACTTACGTATATTCCTTTGCAAACGTCGCGATCTATGAAGGTCCTGTGATTTCGGAATCTTTCTTCGTAAACAACTCCATCGAAAATCAAAGATTCGTTCTGACTAATGAACAGATTGATACTCGATCAATTGTTGTGACGATCAAAGAATCCAATACAGCTACGACGAACAGTCTATACATTGCGACGAATACACTAAAGAGTTTGAAAAACGATTCTAACGTGTTCTTCGTCCAAGCGACTTCCAACAACAAATACGAAGTCTTGTTTGGGGATGGAGTTCTAGGTCGGAAACCTACGACTGGGAATATCGTCGATATCTCTTATAGAGTCGCGTCTGGAGATGATGCGAACGGCGCTGATACATTCAAGCTCACATCCAACAGTATGGGTGGATACTCCACATACACCATCAACACTGTTTCAAGTTCTCGCGGCGGAGCCGAACAAGAGTCGATTGAGTCGATTCGGTTCAATGCGCCACGGCATTACCAGACTCAAGAGTCGGCTGTAACATATCTAGATTACGAGACGCTCATCAGTCAAGCATTCCCGGAAATTCGCACTCTTCATGTTTATGGTGGTGAAGAAGTCTCCCCGCCGAAATATGGCAGAATTCTCATTTCCGTAGACATCGAGAATTTCGATGGAATTTCGTCGGCTCAAAAGACTGCGATCGAAAATTTCATTCGGCCGAAAATGGTTGCAACATTCATTCCTCAAGTTGTAGAACCAGAATATCTGTATCTTCATATCGAATTGGATGCAGAATACAGCACGACGAAAACTCAAAAATCTGCCGAAGATATCAAGACGCTAATAACTGATGCGATCACAGAATTCAATTCTGAAAATCTTCAAGACTTCCATGTGAAATTCAGATATGCTGAGCTCGGTACGACTATCAATGAAGCTGATGAATCTATTGTAGGAACCGATCTTACTGTAGGGTTGTACAAAATTGTTCTGCCTGATCTGAATACCGCATATAAAGCTACGATGCAATTCCAGAATGCTTTAGAGAAATCTTCGATCTATTCTTCAGCTTTCGTTTATAACGACATCTCAGGACTTCTTCAAGACGATGGAGAAGGTAATCTGAATATCGTATCTGATACCGCGTCCAACAATACTATCCTCGCAAAGAACGTAGGCTCGGTCGACTATACTACAGGCGAGATCAAGATCAGTAATCTTAACATCTCTGAATATACTGGCAGTGAAATCAGAATCTTCGCCGCAACAGTGAAACAGGATATTTCGGTCGACTTGAATACAATTCTAGGCGTCGGCCTAGATTACATGCATATTGACGTGAGCGCTGTCGTATCATGACTATAGAACGCCCAATCAGTTCGGTAGTCGTTCAGCAATTTCCAGAGTACTACCATTCAGAAGGTCCAAACTTTGTCAAGTTCGTCAAGACTTACTATGAGTGGTTAGAACAGAGCAACAATATTCTCGGGTATTCAAGAACGCTGCTGAGCGATTTAGACATTGATTCGTCGGTCAATACGTTTGTTCAATATTACAAGTCGGCGTATCTAGAACACTTACCACAAACCAGTAAAACTCAACAAGCATTTCAAATCAAGAATATTCAAGACCTCTACAGAAGCAAAGGAACTTCTGAAGGTGTCAAGCTGTTCTTTGAATTACTGTATGGCCAAGAAGCTGAAATCTACAAACCCGGTAAAGACGTAATCAAAGCGTCTTCGGGTAAATGGCATATTCCGCAATACCTAGAGGTGTCTGCAGACGACAGAAACAGAGCCCTTGTTGGGCAAGAGATTACTGGAGCGACGTCTGGAGCTACGGCGATTGTAGAATCGGTTGTGAGAAAGAATGTTAATGGGCGACTCATCGATGTAATTTTTCTATCCGATTTAAGAGGCAATTTCAGTGTTGAAGAATATATTACCAAAGACAACAGTCTTGTCGACGCTCCGAAAGTACTGGGAAGTCTTTCTTCAATTAGCATTGTTGACGGTGGTTTTGGTATCAGCAATGGTGATCTATTTGATATATCAGGTTCTTCAGGCAAGTACGGCACGCTCAGGATCGCGTCGACGGTAGACGGTAACGGCCAAGTTGATTTCGTGTTAATGAACGGCGGATCAGGCTACAATTCAAACAGCACTGTCGTAACTGTTTCAAACACTGTAGTATTCCACGGTAATACGATTAACGGCAACAACTATACAGTCGGCGAGACGATTGTTCAGAATGTGTTCTCGTTTTCTACTAGTAACAACTCAATTCCAAATACGGCAATCGTAGAAGTTTACGATATTGCAAATACGCTTCTCGGTAATGCGATAGTCTATGCGACGAACTCGACGAATATTTCTATCGCTGTCGATAGTGGAAATCTAAGCACTGCTGATAAAATCGTCGTGAGTTCTAATGCAATATCGAACGTCTTAGTGAGCGGCGCAGTCTCGAATACAGCGAACGCCATCGTTATGGCAGTCAACGCGAACGCGATTGGATTAAAAAATGTTAACGGAACGTTCATTCGCGGAACTAATCTTCGCGGAACAACGTCGAACGTCATTTCGGTATCTACTCGCGTAAGTCTCGGCAGCAACGCGAATTTCACGATCCGCGAAATTTCCAACACCGAACTCGCCAACTCTCAGTACATTGGATCTATTCTTTCTATTCGCGTATTTCCTGGACAAAACTACGATACGCCGCCAATGATTTCCATCGACAATCCGAACATCTCTGGAGCCGGTAAATATGACTGGACTGTTGGGATTGCGAACGTTTCGGGGACTTTCATCGATGGTCAAAATGCGACGGCTGCTTCTGGAGCGAAGGCTGTTGTCCGAAGCGCGAATGCAACTCATCTAGAACTCATTCGAGTGTTGTTCGCAGATACCATGGCCAACAACCAGCAACTCGTTTCGTATTTCTCGAACGGTGAAATTTCGGGTATTGGTAACATTGTATCTGTTGTAAACAATACCCTCTATACGATGGGTAACAATGCAATCGTGACGGCGAATGCGACTTCGCTTTCTGGAGTTGTCGCCGAAGCTGAGATTCTGGATTCTGGATTCGGGTATGTTCAAAATGAGACTCTTACCTTCACATCTAAGACTAATACCGAAGTCACATTTACTGGAACCGGAAATCTTATTCGTCAAGGTAAGGCTAATGGTCATTGGGAATACAATAACTCAAAATTGAATTCTAACAAATACATTCACGACAACGATTACTATCAAGAATATAGCTACGAAATTCAGACAAAATTCAGCATAGATAAGTATGCGGATGCTCTGAAAAAGTTGATGCATATTTCTGGTACGAAGATGTTCGGTAGTGTTGTCAAGAACTCGACTGAGATTACTAGATTGATTGGCTCGTCGGATATAGAAATAGTCATTGGCGCTGGCGGCGATGCCATGCTGGTGTTAAATAATGATGAGGCAACGCAGTTCACATACTTAATCGGTTGGATGTAAAAACGAAATAATGGCAAATACAACGGTTTTCAATTCTAAAGATGCGACCGATTATTTCACGCCACTGGCTGGAATTCAAACGACGCCTCATTACGTAGTCGCAGCGAAACATACCGCATGGGACGATGATTTAGTAATTCCGAGTCTTTCGGCTACACCTCAATTTCTGTCATACGGCTTTTACGATGAAATGATCTTCGGTAAGAAAATCGTTTCGGGTGATACCGCGTACATGATCAATAGAAATGACTGGACTTATAACACCGTATACGATCCGTATAATCCCGAAGATGCAAATCTAGAATCCAAAGACTTCTTTGTTGTGCATCCTGAACTTGGCATCTACCATGTTTTCAAATGTCTGAACAATGCGGGCGGAATCGCTTCTACATTCCCGCCGAAATTCTCTGAAACCACTTACAACGATACTCAGTATTTCACATCGGATGGTTATCAGTGGAAATACATGTATTCAATCGACGAGACTTCGTGGACCAAATTCACAACTAGCACACATATTCCAGTCTTTGCGAACAGTAACGTAGTTCCTTCGTCTGGTATCATTTCTGCTGTGGAAGTCAATTCAGGCGGGGCGACGTATTTGTCATTCGCCAATGGGGTTTTCGACCAAATCGCTGTTTCGGGTAATACGCGCGTCTTCGCTATTTCAGCGAACAACCTCTCGACGAACACGAACTTCTATACCGACTCGACCATTTATATCAGATCGGGACCTGGCGCTGGCGAGTTGAAAACCATCTCGGGATACACTATTTCCGGCAACAGTAAGCTCGTCGCCGTAAACTCTGCATTCAATACAATCCCCGATTTGTCATCGACTTGGGAGATCACACCGCGCGTCATTTTCGAGGGTGATGGAACTGGAGCGAGCGCGATCGCAAAGGTCAATACGAGCACTCTCTCTGTAGATTCTATCACAATGATCAATGAAGGTTCCGGATATACTAATGCGACGGTACGAGTAGTAGGTAACACTGGGACGATCGTCGTTGCAAATAGCGCAAATGCGACTGCACTCATTTCTCCAAAAGGTGGGCATGCTTCGGACATTCTTTCGGAACTGTTTGGGAACAAGATCGGCATTTCTATAGAGTTCGACAATTCTGACGCATTTGTTCCAGATACAGAATCATATCGTCGACTCGGGCTGTTGGCCCAGCCAAAATACAGCAACGTGATCATTGAATTCGCGAACGCCTCGGGCTCATTCATTGTTGGTGAAAAGATTTCGCAAGCTGTGAAAGATACATTTACACTAACGGTAACCAACAGTGACGAATATCAATATTCATTGACTTACGACATTGGAAAATACAAAGTTCTACAGTTCTCTGGACCAGTGTCTTTCGCGAATGATCAGGTTCTTGTTCAATCGAGCAACGGTTCAGTTTCTGGCGTCGTCATCGATAAACTTGCAACGAACTCTATTCTGATCAGAACTGACGCTGGCGTCTGGGTCAATTCGACCTCGATTGAAGTATCTGGTAACTCATCTGTGAACGGATTCATCTCGTCTATCACTCAAGGATATTCTAACGGAACCATCTATGGTCGCGACGGTTCTAACACGATGTTCGCATATGCGCTCGCGACCGACAAATACAACGTATTCGTTGGTAATACTCAAGTCAGTAATTCCAATTATACAATAAATGCGACTTCTATAGATATCTCTGCGCCAACGCTGTCGAATAGTTCTATTGTGTATTTCGACAAATACTTCACGAACAGTGTTCAAGAAAGTATTTCGTCGAATACATCATTGTTCGTGACTGGTGTTATGGCGAATACATCAAATTCAACTCATTTAGTCCTAAACGAAGTTACTGGTGTATTCACAACCAATACACAAATCGAGGGACTATCGTCTTCAGTCGGCGCAAATATCGTGAGTATTACGGGTCAAGAGGATTCATTCGATAATAGAACGCTGATTACTGGAGAATACGATGTAGGCTCAACTGCGTTCGCATCACCAAATACTGTGTTCCAATACGACGCTGCAAACAACGTAATCGCCTCGGGTATCATTCATACCATCTCTGCAAGCGGAAATACTCAATCCGTCTATTTGACCAATGTCAAAGGCAATTTCGAGATTACTTCTAATTCTGGGTCTAAATATATTCAGAGTACTAAT